ATACATCATCAAACTGTCCACGCATCTCACCATCTACAGATGGACGCTTAGCAACGATAACCATCATCTTGCCTAGCGGATTGCGTGCTTGTGATAAAACTAAATTTTGTCTTGCTGGTATATATACAACAGATTGGTCTTTATCATAGTAGCGGATAATTTCAATCAAGTTGTTTATGTCTTGTTTGAATCCAGATGGGCCAAGTAGTTGACCTTCATACTCTGGGAATTGTGCTACTAGTTCACCTAATGTTAATGTATATCTCTTTGCAAATGCAATGCATCGTCCATAGCGGTCAAATTCAGGATAAGCCATCCTTGGGTTCTCTAGGCGAATACGAGGCAGTTTTGCTTCCTGGTCCATTTCAATAATGAAAGGTAGGAATCCATATGTTATGTAGTGGTCTGCTCCCGTGTACATAGAAACTTGTAAGTCGGAATGATTAAAATAATTAGAAGCAATGCGAGTACGATTATCAGCAAACCTACGAGCACGGTCATTAACCTGGCTAGCGGATGAACAGTTAACCGCCGGAAGAGGTGCCATAACCTCTGATAAGTCCCTAGCAACAATGTCAATAAAATTTGCCACGACATTCGTGTCTACACCTTCTGGAAAAAAATCAGGATAGACTTCTGAAATTTTACCCTGGCGAACAGCAAGGACATCACCTGCACGAGCATCACGCTCTGAGGCACGGTACTTGAGTGACTCAACTCGTGATGCTACTTGCTCAATTGATAAAATCATTTATATCCTAACGATTGAAAGTTTAATTACTTTTTACGGTTGTCGCCACGAATATTGCCGCTAGCATCATAATGAAGTGTGCCAGTGCCTTTTTGTTTTGCAGTAACCGCAGCGGCTGCTTCTTTAACTTGCTTTGCTAATTCTTGTGAAGCGCCTTTAGCACCATATCCCGAGCCAGGTATAAAGTTACCTACTGCTGTAGGAATATCACGAATTTCTCGTGCTGCTCCACCAACATATGATGTAAGAGTTTTTACTGCTTTGTAAACTGGATTTACATTCTTTCCACCAGTCTTGTTGATTCCTGCTGAACTGCGTCCTGCTACCATTTTATTTCTCCTTATGTGTATGTTTCAGCCCATTGCTCTGCAAAGGCATCGTCTAAGTTAATTCCGTACCGTTTATCTTTTTGCGCTCTAGTTGCCCAACGGTTATTGGCAAACTTGGTAGCGTATGATGATTTTTGCATAAGTTCACGAACTTTGATAACGGCAAACCATAAAGCCATCACGCAGTCTGTTGGGTTTTTAGTATCAGGCTTCCAGGTAATTAATTGCTGTACTAAGGACTTCAAGCCCTCAGAGCCTTCATTAGAAGGAAGTTCAATTAAGTTATTATCCTGGAAACGTGAATCTCTTATCGTCCCGAATAGGGTAGCCATAGATGCTACACCAAAGCCAGTATCCCATTTGTTCTTACCTGTGAAGTGAGAGTTGAGGGTACAGCCATATTGTGCCAACCAGTTGCGTAAGTCATCATCTAAGGCGTAAGCCTTCTGGTGGGCGTTAATTTCAATTCTTATCTCTTGGGGTTTGTATTTGATAACCCATTCTTCGATAAGGTCTCTAATTCTTTGTGGAGTTGTGTCGGTCATATTGACACAATCTAATACATAGATTTTACCATCAGAGCGATTGTAGGTTATTACTACTGCTCCTGTTGCTCCTGCCATAGCGGGGTCGAGGCCGATAACGGTATAAGAGCCATCAATGTGTTTTGGATGGCCAGGTACTCCAGCCTTGAGAGGTCCCCTCTTTCGCATACCATTGACGCATCCTGCAACTGCGGTAGGTGCGAAGATGGAGTCTTCCATGACATCTTCTTGTTGGTAGACAAGCGCCCATACTGACGGAGCAACTTCAGACCTTCTCGTAAATAACGAGGGTCCATCCCACTTTGTATATAATCCATCTTTGTCCGCCTCATCTTGTTCGCCCTCAGGCCTATCAGTCTTTGGCCACAAGGTTTTCCAGTTGGCGGGTTTCTCATCAAACTCTAAGACTGCTGGTTGGCTAAAGTATGTGAATGGAGATTTGCCACCAGTCCACTGACCAGGGTCTCTCATCATCTTATAAAGGTCAATAGGTGCGACACGGGTTCCTACAATAAGTAGTTTTCCGTGTCGACCCAAACGGGTGATGACTTCTTTTTGAAGCCATTCAATTTGCTTCTCCCACTCATGGGCGTTTGCATTCATCACCACATCGTCAAGGATAATCAGGTCGGCTCTTGCACCGTAAATCTGTGACCCGAATCCCAATGCTTGTACAGTAGGGTCCTTCTCGCCAGAATCTCTACCAGTACCCAAGTAAATCATATCGGCAGACCAAGTGTTAGAGTCTGCTTTGTATCCGCCCTGTGGGCCGAAGGCCACTTGTAGTTTAGTCCAGTTAGGATGGCTAAGGCGGGTCTTGATGGCTGAAAGAAACTTTCGTGCCATACCCTGGGTTTTTGAAACTATGATGATTCGAACGTTGGGGTCTACCGCTAAACGATAGGTAACGTAGTTGATTGTAATTACAGTTGACTTGGCGTGCTCAGGTGGTACGTTAATAAGTACACGATTGCTGGCACCCACCTCGTAGGTCATAGATGGGTGTAACCACCTAGGCTCTTTACCCTCAACCAAATCCACCCAGTCAAGGTGGTGGGGGAAGAGTCTTGTATCTAAGAACTCTTGGGAGAAATCCTCAAAGGATATATCTTTAAGTTCTGCTAAATCTGTTTTAACACCCTTGGCTTCTAGCCTGGCCTTGTCAGCCTCTGCCTTAAAACTTGGCTCGGTAAGGGTCCATTGGCGGAAAGCGGCCTCAGAACGGTGCACCGACTCCATCGCCATCTTGATGGTTTGTCCCTGCTTAAGTTGGATGAGTACCCTCTGTTGGGCCTCTTCCTTGGTAAGGTTCTGTTTTGCCATTTAACGCCCCTAAGACTAATCTAACGGTAGCCGTTTAACGGCATAGTATCCCCACTATAATATATAATAATATATAATATATATAATAGGAGTTGTCGGAATTAAAGGGAGACAACTCCCTATATAATAATTTATATTACATATATAGATAACCTGTGAAAAACTGAAAAGCGAACAACTTAGGGTGATATATTTTTAGAGGGTAGTATTTTATACTTACTTTAGGCCACCTAACATATAATTTTTATGGGTCACATATATATATAACCTGAGCAAAATTAAACAAGTCTGGGTCAAAGATTTATCGACTTATCGATTTATCGACTTACTCATTAGTAGTATTTACCTGAGAACTACCTGTGAACTACCTTATAACTAACTGAGAGTGTATATTAAAATCTAAATATGCGAACACATGTTCGAACTATCTGCCCGACCATATATTACCCGCCAGTAATCGAACATCTGTTCGTGTGATGTAGATAACATTAGTTGAGCGTCTTACTATATGAGATTATTCCAAATAGATTAGGTGGGTGGGGGTAAGTGTGATAGGGTGTGTCTTACAACTAAATAAGGGGGTGAATATGAGTAAAGCACTAGAGATAGAACTAAGAGCAGAACTAGACCTAAAGCGATTAGACCGCTTAGAGAGAGTTCTAGCCTTTAGTGATAAGTTAGGATTAGCCCGTACCGATTGGATACCTGCCACTAAGCAGACTAGACTAGTTGGGAGTAAAGCAAGTCAATTACTACGCTAAGGCGTAGGGGTGTCGCCCCTAGTAGGGGGTAATCTTAGTTCACAACTAAGCGACACGCTAGGATAGGGATACTTGACACTATTAGATAGTGTGGTATAATTATCCTTACAACAACTAAATAAGGATTAAGTAAGTAGTAAGTAGCCTAGAGAGATACGCCCCTAGTTATGATGGCGGTTGCGCTGTCGGGATACTAACTAGACTACTCACTACTTACTTAATCGGATTAGGGGATAAGATGGTAATACAACTATCTAAATCACCTAATAGGGGAATATTAAAGCATGGCTTAGGCTCACCTAGTTGGAGATTATCCGACACAGTAAGCGGTAAATCTGTGCGATTAGGTGGTAAGCGTAAGCGTGCCCCTAAATTATCCCCTAGTAAGGTGGCGCAAGTAATCAAGGCTCACAATTTAGAATTAGAGCGTGAGTTAAGATTAGAGGCTAGGCGTGCTGAGTTCTTAAAGCAACACGCTAAACCTGCTGAGCAGTATAATTAAGAGATAGTCCTAGCCGATAGGTTCGGTGTGTATAGGGTTCGATACCCTACTAGGACACGCCATAAGTCAAGAGGATTTGACTTATAGCCCTAAGTATGCTATACTTAGGTATAAGTAAGGGAGTATAGATTATGCCCTTAGTTAGGGATATGGTAAGGTTTAGCATTAGAGAATTAAAACTCTCTAAGATAGCCCCTACCAATGAGAAGGAGTGGCAGATAGTAAATAACTATTTGCTAGAAAATTGTAAGGGGAACTAATGGCAGATGTATTAGGGTTCGATAAGGCGGTGAGTATTGACCATCTATCTAATGATGAGTTAGATATTGTGGCGGATATACTTAAAGATTTTAAGTAGTGGCTTGACTATCCTTTAAGGGTGTGGTATCCTTAGAGGGTAGCCTAATCACTAGATTAGGAGATGGAGATAAGATGGAGATAATCCAAGAGTTTAGTATAGATGGCGTTGCCACCTATCTAAGCACTTACTTTGGTGAGATATGGCTACCCCATAGAACGCTGATAATCCTAGCGATTATGGCTATCACCCTTAGAAGTATTAAGTTATTCAGAGAACGCAAGTAATATGGATAACATAGTGATAGAGATAACTAAAGATGAGTTGGAGTTAATCCGCAAGTCTTTAAGAACCCAAGAGAATTGGTATGTTAGGTCAGACTTTAAGAGTATGGCTACTGCTACCAATTTGCTACGCAATAAAGTTAATGATATAATGATAGAGTTAGAACTTCCAATAAAGTAAGGAGTTGATGTGCCTATTGATGATGAGTTAGTCGAGTGCGCTAGTTGTGCTCTCGGTATCTCGCCTGACGATTTAGCCACCACCCCTAGCGGTGATGCGCTGTGCGTTGGTTGCCGTATTTATTGTGAGCGTTGCGATAACTACGATTATGAGGATAACTCTAGGTATGTAGAAGGTAGCGGTACTTGGTGCGAACCTTGCGCTGATAATCATACCTTCTGGTGCGAGAGTTGTGAGAGTTTATACTCTGACAATGATAGCAGTTATCAAGTAGCAGATATTGACCAATACTGGTGTCAAGATTGTTGCTCTAATAATGCTTATTGGTGCGATAGTTGTGATGAGTATAACCGAGAGGCTTGCGAGAATTGTGATGATAGCCGTAGGTTAATTAACCAATACTCTTACAAGCCCGACCCTATATTCTATGGCAACTCTAAGGATAATCTATACTTCGGTATAGAACTAGAGATGGAGATTAGAGATGGAGATTTATCCGCAAGTTCTGAATATGTAATGGAGATGATGGGCGACTTCACCTATCTCAAAGAGGATAGTAGTATAGGTAGCGGTGGCTACAAGGGGTTCGAGATGGTATCTCACCCTGCCACTCTCGATTACTTTACTGACAGTAAGAACTTATGGACTACCTTAGATTATCTAAAGAGAGTTCATATTGCTAGGAGTTGGGACGCTAAGAGTTGCGGACTACATATACATATAAGTAGAACTGGCTTTAAGTCAGGCGCACATACTCATAGGTTCTTATCCTTAGTCTATAAGAACTCTGATAAGATGATGAAGTTGGGTGGGCGCAGGACTACCTATGCCAAGTTTAATGATGTGTATAAGTATGATGAGTTCGATAGACCATACTTCACATTAGCCGATAAGGTTGCTCACCCTAGTAGGGCTATGACCGAGAGATATTCTGCGGTAAATACGCAGAACGAACACACCTTAGAACTCAGGTTCTTTAGGGGTACTATGAACCCTGATGGTGTGCTTAGTGCTATACAATTAGCACATGCAACAGTAGAATACACACGCAACTTGACCCTATCAGATGTAAAGATGGGTGCGTTAAGTTGGGAGTGGTTCGCTGATTGGATACAAGCCAACAATGGTTTATATCCTGAACTCTATATGCGTATGAGTAGAGTGGATAAGTTAGTAATAGATAGTAAAGAGTTAGTCCAAGCATGAGAGAGGAGTTAGTATGTGTTTGTTAGTAGTGTGTAATCCTAATTCTACACCTAGTAAAGATGACCTAAAAATGGGTGCGTGTAAGAACCCACATGGCTTTGGGTTTGCGATAGATACTGGTTCAGGTATTATATCTGAGCGTAGTATGTCCGCTAAAAAATCTATCGCTAGGTTCTTAGAGTTGCGTGAGCAATACCCTGATGGCTACGCTATGTGGCACGCTAGGTTTGCTACTCATGGAGTTAAGAACGAACTCAACTGCCACCCATTTAAGGTAGTAGGTGAGCACGATACTTATCTAGCGCACAATGGCGTGCTAGATATTCATATACCTAAAGGTGATAAGCGTAGCGACACTAGGATTATGGCAGAGGAGTTATTGCCAAGACTAGGTGGCGTGTCTGCCCTTGATGATGACTATGTATATGATATGATAAGTTCGTGGGCTAGTGGCAACAAGGTAGTAGTTATGACCAAAGACCCTAGAGCACAGTACAAGATTTATATTATCAATGAAAGTCTAGGTAGTTGGGACGATAATGGTATATGGTGGAGTAATAACTCTTACAAGCCTATCGTATCCACACCACGCACCGAGAGTTATACATATACCTATGGTGATGAGCCTAGTGTGTATGATATAGTAGCAACAGATAGTCACTTCGAACCACACTTATTCGAGGACAATAAGTTCGAGTGCCCAAACTGCGAGAGTATTGTAGACCTATGGGAAAGCGAACTCTACTGTACTATGTGTGAGTGTTGCTTTGATTGTAGCGCACAGTTCTTAGAGTGCCTATGCTACAACCCTAAGACTAAGAGTATGCTCAGAGATGAGTATGGATTTTTAAGTGAGAAGTGGTATAGTAAAGAGCCACTTGACTTCTAGAATTGGTAGTGATAAAATCACTATCGATATGCTTGGTAAATTGCTAAGCATACAACAATGAAAGGTAATACAATGACAACCACGACAGCACGAGTATATGAGGACTACTTGGCTAGCATATCAATGACCCTCGCAGACCTAGCAGATGAACTGGCAACAGTTCAGTTAGATGTAGAGAGTGTCAATGGATATGAACCACGAGGCACAATACTTAAAGCACTACCAACACAGTCTAGGTTCAAACCTAAGTCTATGTGGGTATCACTAGGCAACGGCAAGTATCAACACTTGACTGGAAGCAAGGGCTTAATCGCCAAGCACTCACGCCTAGACGGATATACTTCAGTAGTATTCCGCCCATAATAAACTAGTTAATTGTGGGTGGGGTAATCGCCCCACCTACCCTAACACAGAGAGGACAGTATGCTAGACAATGATTATGATTGGACTTGCTATGTACCCAAGAGGGACACAGCGCACCTATCAGATGAGGAAATTAAAGAGATGATAAACAAACTAACCGCAGCAGTTCAGGTTATATGCTATGAGTATGGGATACATAACTGATGGGAGGCTGGGGTTCAGGTGTAAAGGATAGTGTATTCGGTTACCTATCCAACGATAGAGAGTTAGATGTAAGTGATGGGCTGTGTGTTAATCACAACAACCCTGACCTATGGTTCGCAGGTGAAGTAGATAAAGATGATAACGAAGTATGGAGTAATAACGCAGAGCAGAGAAGCAGACTTAAAGCAGAAGTAGACAAGGCTGTTATTGCCCTATCCATATGTAGTAATTGCCCTGCCAAGATTAACTGTTTGGAACTAGGTATGCGTGGAGCACAAAAATACTTTGGTATTTATGGTGGTACAATGCCTGGTGAAAGACTAGTTATGCTGGGAAAGAGTATGAAGAAAGCAGCAACAGCAAACAAACTTGCCTTCGCAAGGAAGGTAAGAACAACTATGAGAGAGAGAGGTATAGATGGATAAAGATATAGTATGGCAAGGCGCAATCACTAGCGATATGGTAACTGGTTGGTCTGCTGATAAGATAAGTTTGCTTATCAGAGAACTAGACGACCTAGTTTATATCACTTATGAGGAGATGTCTAGCGACAATGATGTTGAAGGGTTGTTCGATAATGAATACGAATAACTATAAAATATCAATCAATGTCCGTGCCGAGTTGGTATATTATGTATCAGAATATGATATAGACAGAGCCATTGAGTTGGCAATAGACGCACCATATAAAGAATGGGAAGTGTCCTACTTTGATATGCCAACTGGCGCAGATGTAAACGCAGAGGAAATCTGAGAGAGGAGTTATAGATACTAAAGTTTATAGGATTTAACTTGGCGGTTGGTTTGCTACTCACAATGGGTGGCTCATCACTACCATATACCCTTATATTTCTTTTAGTTCTATACTTTATAGGTGCTTTGTTATGAAAAGAGAACTTGTATTTATATTAACTCTATGCTTACTAGCGTTGGTTAGTATAAGACTTGCTACCCCCACCAGTAATCCAACTAAGGGTGAACAACCTATAGTTGAATGGACGACAGAGGATAGTAAAGCATACGCACAAGACAAGTTATATGAATGGCAATACAAACAATGGCTATGTCTTGATAAACTATGGACAAGAGAAAGTAATTGGAGACCCAACGCATACAACAGGGTAAAGGTAATGGGTAAGAATGCTGGCGGTATCCCACAGATACTAGGGCTTGACCCTAAAACTCCAGCACCTATTCAAATAGATAGAGGCTTGTCTTATATCTATAACAGATACCACACCCCTTGTAAAGCGTGGGAGTTCTTCACTAAGAAAGGATATTACTAATCAATAATCCAAAACATATAACAGAACTTAAGCCTGACTACAAGTCTGCTATGGACATACGAGGTAGTGCTACTACTGTATGTCCTTGCGGTTGTAACATATGGAATGTTAAGACTGTGTTTGATGATGAGACTGGGGAGATTGATATGTATTTCCTAGATATGGAGTGTGCTTTATGTGGCACTCTTGCAACAGCACCAACACCAGATGATGAGGAGTACTAATGCCTAACTATGAATACAAATGTGATGACTGTAAGACATCAGAGGAACACTATAGAAATGTAGATGAAAGAGATAGTGTGCCTAATTGTCAGTACTGTACTAGGTTAACTAAGCGAGTAATTAATCCTGTTCCATTCAAACTAAATGGGACTGGATTCTATTCGACGGGTGGTTGATGCTCTTCTTCAGGCTCTTCGCTAGTGGTGTCAACATCCCTGTATGGTTTGTATCCACCTATCTTATTAATCAACCTAGTGATAGCACGCTTCAATCTCATTCGTGCCGCACTATCAGTACCAAGTTCCAAGTAGTTTGCTATCTCGCCGAAGTCTAGGTTCTCTGCGAAGCGTAGAAAGATTATTCTCCTATCATCTTTACTTAACTTCCAATAACCTGAGTCAATCTCTAACATCATAATAGTTAGGTTGCCACCCTCGGCGGGAGCAGACGGTCTACCAGTAAATCCAAGATTTAATTTATGTGTTACACCATACTCACCACGCAGTACAGGTGGCAGTAATGCTTCTACAATTTCAGAATCATAATAATGTATGTCACCTATGTCGTAGCCAACAGACTTAGCCTTCCATCTTTGACAATAATCCAATGCTTGATTACGCAAAGAACGATAGATTAAATTCTTTGCGTCCTTATCACCTATCGCTTCCCAATCCTTAAGTTTATTTGGGTGCTCTGCAAACCATTGATACAGCGATTGTCTTATGTCCTCTAACTCTACCATACTAAACTTCCTATGGTACTCTGAGGCAACCGCTGTTACAATGTAATCCCACCGCTCAATGCTATCCCAATCCATTTACTTCCATAACTTTCCATCGAATACGAATGACCCATCCATATTAACTGGAACAAGATGAGGTATAACTTTATTTCCATCTACATATAACACACCGAATCCTTTGTGCCAAGTAAATAATCCACCACGAATATACTTTGCAAACTTAAAGTCCATAAGACAACCGACTTCTAATCCCCAAATAGTTTTAGGGTGACCACCAAAATATGATTGTGTGTAATGTGTTAAGCCCATACGGTGCGTGTGTCCACACACTACACTCATACCTGCTCTCTTGGCTAGACCAAGTGCGGTAGCACCTGCGGTAGGTTGCACATTACCCTCATCACCGTGTAAAAGTAGCCAATTTGGGGCTAATTCATAGGGTTTTTCGTGGTATTTTATGCCTAGATTGTCCAGTTTTAGGAAGTTTTTTAACTCTAATTCAGGTAGACCAGCAAGTCCTGGTGCTCTCATCTTAATTGTATTAAACAATCTGTCTGTATGATTACTACGAATCATATGTTTAATCTTTAATGATTCAAGTACACGATAAGTTTCATCTCTGTCTCTACCAATAGACTTCTCGTGTTCAAGGTCAGTACCTTTACTCCACTTTGAGATAGTCTGCATATCCATTTCATCCCCGACTGACACAACTTCATCAGGCTTGTATGATTTAATGAAGCGAGCCAGTACAGATACTGCTTTCCTATCATGGTACGGTACCTGTAAATCAGATACGCAGACTATAATTTTCATTTATCCCATTGTCCTCTCAGTACTAGCAATCCTATGATTGCATAGTTTGCTATATCCTTGAAAGAATCTTCAAGAGACTCGTGCTCTGGCTGACTAGCACTACCATATAGGTTGTTAATCCTAGCCAACTTGTCGTGCATACGAACTCTTAATCCATTTAACGCACCGCCAGGTGCATCAGATATATTCTTTGGTCCGTAATCTTTATGCTTGGACAATAATAAATCTAATAGTTCTTGGAATGTTGTACCTACATTATGTTCAAATTCTTTATTCATTGCTGTTCCTTCCTAGGAAATGTTTAATCTCGTTGTCTATGTCCATCATCTGCGATTCAATTATCATCTCCTCTACTATATCTTTCATTGCTGCTGGGTGTGTCTCCGCCGTAAACAATGTCATATATGTAGACTGAGTTATGGTTTTTATTTGGTCAGGTTTATCTGCATATTTATACAGACACCTAAGCAAAGAGCCTATCATTAACCTTGCACCATTAGGTAAGATTAATGCTGGGTCAAACTCATCATCATCATCCTCTAGTAGATGGTCAGTTGCTTCGAATACATTATTGAAACGCTTGCCACATTCAGGACACGGCGGTATACTTCTATCCATTTAGTCCAGCCTTCTCTTTAATATAGTCAGCACCATACTTAACATATGCACTGTTTACATCTTCCCCGTCTGGCAACTGCACGACTGTGACTGGCAGTTCCCTCGCCAGGCTTGCTGCAAATTCTTTTCCTGGTTGATCTCCATCTGCAAATACAAATACTCTTTCAAAGTCAGCGAGCAATCTCGTGTAGTGCTTCTTCCAACTATTAGCCCCAGGTACACCGATACAAGGGATGCCAATACAACTAGATAAAGTAATTGTGTCCAATTCACCTTCACACACTCCTATAAAATCGCCCGCTTTTTCTATGTCTAATACATTATACATCTTTGTTTCAGCACCAGTCATTCCCATGTACTTAGGTTCAATAGCAGGATGAAGAGCACGAAAACGAATATCGACAATGCCACTCTTGGTAATATACGGTATGGATAATCTTCCTTTGAATTGTTCGTGTCCAATTTCAGCCTCCCCTACTACGCCGAATCGTGCCAACCGTGCTGCTTCCATTGTTATACCCCTGCTTCTGAGGTAATCTTCTGCCTGATAAATGTTTGCCCCGTACTTCTGCGCTGCTTGTCCCAACAATTCCTTCTGCGATTGACTTTGCTTCACGTATATCTATCCCTTCTTGTTGTGCGATAATTTGTAACGAGTTACCTTGGACTCCACAGGCAAAGCATATGAATATGTTATCGTCGAGATTAGCGCTTCCTGATTGGTGAGTGTCAGAGTGGAAAGGGCACTTGATATTAACTTGCCCGTACTCTTGTCGTACACTCGCTCCATAGTGGATGAGTATTTTTCGTATGTCTGGTAAGTCATTTACCTGCCCTCTTCGTCCATTGTTCAAAGTCTTCCACCACCCAAGCCTTATCTATTCCTGCCTGTCTACGTTTAACTATTACAAATTTATATGGTACTTCTTTTAATCCTCTAGCCTTAGCATAATTCTCTGCCTCCACCTCAGCCTCACGCCAGAACTGTGGTAGGTCTAACTTCTTTGTTGCCTTAAGTTCTAATATGTTTGCTGCTCCATCTAGGAAAGCAACTACATCACCCTCATCTTTAGCACCAGCCTTGGTTAATCTTTCTGCTAGTATATCTTTAGACCTCAACCATTTAACAACACCAGTCTCAAAGGTAGCACCCTTGCGCTTTCCATAACTACTCATGGGTGAACCCACTTATAGGTATGCGCCATCCGTTAATGTATGAGTCATAGTACTCAGGCTTAATAAACTCTTCGGGATAAGCAACGCCAAATATTTCTACCTCAGAATAATATTCTGTATCTAAACATTTAGTGCCGATAATAACCTTACCTTTATCCTTTGCCCAAAATGGTATGCTGTCTTGGGTTCTAACAGACCTAACCTCTACGTTCTCTCCAACATCAGGCAGACTATGCCGCTTCTTATGTAGTGCATTGGGATAGTAAGGGACATTCCAAGACATATTATAATGCTTAGCAACAGCCCACTCACACACATTAGCACGTATGTTGGCGTTAATCTCAGGCTCTAACTTACCATCTGCCTTACCCTGTGCATAGTTAGGTTGGTCAGTAGAGCCAAACTTTGCCAGCCATCTTTCGACTGCAAGCAAAGTGCAGACCCTGACCTCATCTTTATTTAATTGTATTATCATTAATGATTCTCTGGTATGTCATCGACAAACATATACTCAGG